AATACACTGTATTTGCTCGTTTCATCAATCCCCAATTCTTTGTTCCTACAAGTAATGATGTTCTTTCTACATTCCGTGATACACAAGATATCAAGCGACTTACCAACAAAGGTTATAGATTCGCACAAGCAGATGTTTCACCGGTTGCCGCTGCGGACACTGGTGAAGTGGAGGCTCGTGGTCCTGTTTCAAAGCTGGCTGCTGGTGTCTCTACTGTTGCTGATGTTCTCTCTGGTATACCTGTGATAGGTAAAGTAGCTTCTACAGTTGCATGGGTTTCTCGTGCTATTGGAAAAACTGCTGCAACTTTTGGTCTTTCTAAGCCGAATTCGATTGTACCTCAACAAGTTAGAGTTATTAAACCCAATTCTACCTTGATTCATACTGAGGGCAATGACGATTCAACCACTTTGGCTTTGTTGCAAGATAATGGAATTGATGGTTCATCGTTTATTCCTGAAAATAAAGACGAAATGGCTTTAGCCTATATATTTGGAAGACCAAATTTCTTTCATGTTCAAGCTGCAACAACTCTTCAATTTGCTGCACGTCAATTGATTACTAGTTGGGAGGTTTCTCCTCTTTCTATATATCAATCTCAAAATGTGGATGATTCACAGACGATGTTTCTTGGTAGTTTTGCTTATGCTAGTATGATGGGAACTTTGTGGCGTGGCACTATTAACTATGATGTTATGGTTGTGAAAACTCCATATCATCAAGGTCGATTTGCCGTCGTCTTTTTCCCTGAGACTAATTTAGCTGATATTGACAGTACATCGCCAGATCAACTTGGCGATTTGTTAAATACGAACTATAATGTTGTCTGTAATTTGAAGGATAGACAGGATGAAAATGGACGTACTACTTTTCGTATTTCTGTACCTTTCATTTCTAATACTGATTGGCGTGAGACTTACAAAAGAACTACGAATGTGACAAATCCAGGTCCTGATCCTACCACTTTGGACACGAAGACGGGATGCTTGGCTATATATTCTGTGGTTGATTTATCTCATCCACCTACTGTATCTGCCCAGATTACTTTCTTTGTTGCTCATAGTGGTGGTGAGGACTATCAGGTTGCTAGACCAACATTAAATCTTGCCCCTGGTTTTCAGAGCCGTTATGCTCAATCTGATGTTGGTGCTTTTATAGTGCCAGCGGATGAAAATTTGTTGGTTCCTTCTCATTCGTCTTGTGATGTTACTGCTCAAACTACTGGTGAATATTTTCTAAGTTTGCGCGCTCTTTCCAAAAGATTCAATTTCTTGAGTTTCTTAGCTCAGGTTCCTGAATTTATGGGTTTGCGTACGCGAGCTTTTACAGAGAATCCCACCAGTGGTGTGCGCAATATGTCGCGACTCAATTTCACTGATGAAGTTGCTCCTACTTCTTGGTATATGACTTCTTTTCTTTATAGATTTTACAATGGTTCTTCTATGCTTAAAGTATTGCCGCCTCAAACTGGCATGATTGCTGAAGCTTATCTTCGCTTTGATGAAGATACTACCGCTGTAACTATTTTGGATAGAATTGATGCCATTGGACAACCTATTTTCCAACAATTACAAGCTGTTTCTTGTGCTTTTGAAGTCAGAACTCCCTATTACAGAGGCATTCGTGCTGATGTTGTGGGTTCAACTCAAGTTCCTGTTTTGAATGATGTGCGTACGTGCGTCAGGTCTCAGAATAGAGGAGGATTTGGAAACACCACGGCGCCTTCATATTTATATGAGGCTGCTGGTGATGATTTCAATTTCTTCTTTATGATTGGACCTCCGCCAATGATGGATATCAAGAATGTCGTTAATATTTCGACTTTTCCTACAGGAACTTCAGTTCTAGTCAATACTGATTTAATTGCTACAATTAATGTGCTTGGTGCTCCAACGTTTACTTTTACAGCGTTGCCAGTTACTTTGAATCCTCCTACAGCTGTGGCAGGGACTTACAAAATTACGGAATCAACTTTGGATATTCTTATTGTAACATATACTGATACTTCCATTGAAATGGTACCTCTTCTGAATTGTAACATTGCTCATCAAGCTACGCTTGTTGATTATATTCAGATTCCTTATAACAGTACAAAAACTGTTGACTTAGCAGCTACAATTGCAACTCTTGTTGCTATTCCTGACTTTACGGTAGTCGTCAACTACCCTCAAGTTTAAAATTCTCCCAAACACGAAGCATTCTTTAGAATGTGGAAAGGTCCCGGTAGAAGGTTTATGTGTAAACCCAAATTATTTACATACTATTTTCATTTATATCAAAGTGAACACCTCCCACCGGGGGGTGACTAACTTTTATATAAACGTGATAAATAGCGTTTTAACCTTTTACATTAATTGGCTGATCTTAATTTAATTTTCCGC